TGCCATGCTAGACCACAGCAAGGACGAAGAATACAGCTATGCTGCCGTGGAACAACTGATTGAAAAATATCTAGTACGCAATCGTTCAACCAAAGAAGTTTATGAAACTCCACAAATTCGTTACATGGTGGCAGCGGCCACTGTGTTCCACAAAGAAGAGCCAAACAGCGCAAGAATGCGCTACATAAAGGAATACTACAATGCGGCATCAGATGGCCTGTTTACTCTCGCTACTCCTGTGCTTGCAGGGCTGGGTACTCCTACAAAGCAATTTTCATCCTGCGTTCTCATTCGCAGTGATGATGATCTCGATAGTATCTTTGCTTCGGGCGAGATGATGGCCAAGTATGCCAGTAAACGTGCGGGGATCGGATTGGAAATCGGTCGCTTACGCCCATTGGGCTCCCCAATTCGCGGTGGCGAAATCATGCATACTGGCATGATACCTTTCTTAAAGAAATGGTTCGGAGATTTACGCTCATGCAGTCAAGGAGGTATTCGTAATGCAAGTGCTACAGTATTTTATCCCATTTGGCATCATCAGTTTGATGACCTTATTGTTCTTAAGAACAACCAAGGAACAGAGGAAACTCGAGTTAGACACATGGACTACGGAGTTGTCCTTAGCAAGTTCTTTTGGCGCCGCTTCAAGAATAAAGAAAACATCACATTCTTCGATCCGAATGAAGTACCTGAGTTATATGAAGCCTTTTATAGTAACACAAAGAAATTTGAAGAATTGTATGTAAAATACGAAAAGCGTTCGGATTTACGTAAAAAAACTATGACCGCTGAAGAAGTATTTAAAGGTGGTATTCTTAAAGAGCGTACAGATACCGGACGTATCTATCTTGTGTTCATAGACAATGTACAGAATCAAGGCCCATTTGATCCTGAATTCCATACAATCTATCAAAGTAACTTATGCTGTGAAATTCTACTGCCCACTAAATCATTTAAGCGTCTTGACGATGAGGATGGCCGCATAGCGTTATGCACTCTTGGATCTATCAACTGGGGTGCATTTAGAAATCCGGAAGACATGCGCAGGGCATGTAGAATTTTACAACGTAGTCTTTGCAATATACTCGACTATCAAGATTTCTTAAGTATTCAGTCTAAGTTAAGCAATGATGAGATATCGCCGTTGGGTATTGGAGTGACTAATCTAGCCTATTGGCATGCCAAACGTGGTATGAAGTATGGTGATAAAGATGCGCTACAAGAAGTTAAAGCATGGATGGAACATCAAGCATACTACTTAACAGAAGCAACAGTAGAACTAGCCAAAGAACGTGGAGCGTGCCTACATAGTAGTCAGACACGCTACGGCCAGGGGATCTTCCCCTGGGAACTACGAGCTGAAGGTGCTAACGAACTAGCAGACTTCACACCTGAACTTGATTGGGAAACACTTCGCACTAATATGAAACAATATGGAGTTAGAAATGCTACACTTATGGCTATTGCTCCAGTGGAGTCTAGTAGTGTTGTTATTAATAGTACTAATGGAATAGAAATGCCTATGAGCTTAATTTCGGTTAAGGAAAGTAAGGCAGGATCCTTTACACAAGTTGTACCTGAATATCATAAATTAAAAAACAAATATCAGATGATGTGGGAACAAAAAGATTGTGACGGTTATTTAAAGACAGCCGCAGTTCTTGCCGCCTATGTTGATCAGGCTATATCTGTAAATACTTTTTATAACCCCAAACATTTTCCTGACAGAAAAGTTCCAACTACATTGATAGCAAAGAACTTGATGCAGGCACATTACTTTGGTATCAAGACCTTCTATTATAGCCTTATAAATAAAGCAGGTAGTAAGGCAGATGATGAGATTGCTCCAGTCATGCCACTTGAACACATTAATTTTGACGACGAAGAGGGATGCGAAAGTTGCAAATTGTAGAATGGAAAGAACTAAAGGAAGCAATATGAATTTATCTGATACAGTTGAAATAAATTACAAAGTAACTTGTGTGTATGATGATATGACTGTTATTATGGAAAACGGAAAAGAAATATCTTGCACTTATCAAGATAACAGAATTAAAATTGACTACTACAGTCCAACTTTTTACCCAGGAACAAAATAAATGTCAAAACAACAATATGATTTAAGCAAACCAACTGATTATCTTAATCGTAAGATGTTCTTAGATCCTGCAGGTCCAGTCACAATACAGAGATTTGAGGAGACTAAATATCGTAAGATTGCAGACTTTGAAGCGACAGCCCGAGGCTTCTTCTGGCAACCTGAAGAGATTAGTCTTACCAAAGACGCCAATGACTTTAAGGATGCAAGCGATGCGATTAAACATATTTTTACTAGCAATTTACTCCGTCAAACGGCACTTGATAGTTTGCAAGGTCGTGGACCCAGCCAAATCTTTACACCTGTTGTCAGTTTGCCGGAACTCGAAGCCTTAGTATATAATTGGACATTTTTTGAAACGAACATTCACAGTCGTTCGTATAGCCACATCATACGTAATATCTACGGTGTACCTAAAGAAGTATTCAACACAATACATGATACACAAGAAATTGTTAACATGGCTTCTACTGTTGGAAATTATTATGATGCATTACACAGAATAAATTGTTCATCCGAACTGGGAATCAGTGGCATTACAGAAAAGATGCACATTAAAGCAATCTATATGGCCTTACATGCTAGTTACGCACTAGAAGCATTCCGCTTTATGGTATCATTCGCTACAAGTTTAGCCATGGTGGAGAATAAGATCTTTATTGGTAATGGAAACATTATCAGTTTGATTTTGCAAGATGAACTTCTACACAAGGCCTGGACTGCATTTATTATCAATCAAGTAGTAAAGGAAGATAGCAGGTTTGCAGAAATCAAAGCAGAGTGTGAAACAGAAGTGTATCAAATGTACATGGATGTTATTAGAGAAGAAAAAGAATGGGCTGACTACTTGTTCCAAAAAGGACCAGTCATTGGACTCAATGCTAACATTCTAAAAGATTTCATGGATTACACGGCCGCCGCCGCATTAAAAGATATTGGAATTAAATATCAAACAAATTCACCTCGCAGTACACCAATTCCTTGGTTTACTAAACATACCGATACAAGTAAAAAACAAACAGCATTACAAGAATCCGAATCGACAAATTATGTGATTGGTGTAATGGGCGAAGGTATTGACTATGAAGCATTGCCTGCGCTATAATACATAAAAGGAAATAATATGACAGCTATAGTATGGAGCAAGAATCAGTGCCCTTATTGCGATCAAGCAAAGGCACTATTAAAAATGAAGGGCATCGCATTTGAAGAGCGTAATATCCAAAAAGATTACACACGTGAACAACTACTGGAAGCAGTACCCAATGCCAGAACTGTGCCACAAATCTTTTTAGATGATAAATTAATTGGCGGGTTTACAGAACTCAAAAAACATTTCGAAAAGGTATAATATGTTAATTTCAAAAGGCGTAGCAGTAGGCGAAGTTATTACACTTAAACTTACATCAGGCGAAGAATTAGTTGCAAAACTAACAGAGGAAACTGATAGCTACTACAAACTATCAAAACCAATGGTAATTGGTATGGGACAACAAGGCCCAGGCTTAATGCCATACTTGTTTACAGTCAGCCCAGAGGCTGATGTAAAACTTTCTAAGATCACAGTAACAGTTGCCGAACCAACTGATCAAGCATTTGCTAAACAGTTTTTAGAGTCAACTTCGGGAATTAAACTAGTATAAATATTAGTATGCCAGGAATAGCATTATCTGCCGGAAAAAGCTCTGTAGCCGCAACTGACGGCGCACAGGGCGATGGATGCGCCTTTAATAGAGGTGGAGCATACGCTTGGCATTGGAACACTCCAACAACACAAGCTAGTGATGCTGGTAGCGGTAATGTATTTGTAAATGGCATTGGTGTGGTCAGACAAGGTGACGCAATGGTAAGCCATCCAGACGGAAACCCTTGCGTAAGTAGCCCGGTCGACCATGCTCCAACATTAAGCACATTCAGCGGCAATGTTTTTGTTAACGGCAAAGCAATTGGTCGCATTGGTGACAAATACGATTCAGATGGACATTATGATCACACTATTACTAGCGGATCAGGAAATGTTTCAGCCAATTAAATAGACATTTATTTTCTGTCAGCATACAATAACAATAAGTACTCTGTACTTGCCTAAAAGGAGAAATTAATGGCTACAAACAAATATTCAGAATTCACAAAATTAGTAGAAGCAATGGAAGGCGACTTCGAAAAATTCTACGATAAAGAAGTCGGCGCTGCCGGTACCCGTGTTCGTAAACATTTGCAAGAACTTGCAAAGTTATGTAAAGAAGCACGTAATGATGTTACAGCAGTTAAAAACGCTCGTAAAGAAGCCAAATAAGTCAACTAAATATAAGTCTAAGGCGTTGTATTAGTATACGCTTAAAGGAGTAGTATTATGAAAAAGTTATTTTTGGCTTTGTCATTATTGGCAATAGTAGGAACCGCAACAGCTCAAGCTCACGAAGGATTTCGTTATCGTGGTGGATGTTGCTATCGTGGTGGATATGGGTTAGGTTGGGTTGCCCCAGCTGTAGTAGGTGGAGTAATAGGTTATGAAATCGCTCAACCACGTACAGTAGTTGTAGAACAACCTCCAGTTGTTTATACACAGCCTAGTGTAGTTTATACACAACCAGCTGTTCAAGCACCTCCTCCAAATATGCACTGGCAAGAAATGATCGATCCACAAACTGGTGTACATAAAATTGTAGCTGTTCCAAACTGATACACACAAACGGGCGCACCTAGATAAATACTTGTATGAAAAACAAGTATGGTTTAACTAAAGTGTGCCTTTTTTGTGAATCTAGTTTTATAACTAAACCTAGGTTTCTAGATTATTGTTCTCAGAAATGTAAAAATCCTCTTAATAGAGGAGAATACGATCCTTGGAATAAAGGTATAAAACTAACAAGCGAACAAAAGGCAAAGCAAAACCTCAATGGACTTAAGAAAGGTTGGGGTTGGAATAAAGGCGGAACTAATGAAATAGCTCGTCAGCGTTTCCTTACTAATAATCCCAATAAAGATGGCAAATTAAATAATCTGCGTCCAAAGAATCCAATTACAGAACCCCTTAAGCTATATCGTAGCCAAGTTCGTTATTATACATACCGAACACTTAAAGAAATGAAAGAAGCCGGTGAATGGGTACCAAAAACAGGTAAGTATAAAGATAGCTGGCAAATAGATCATATTATTCCACATAGACAGGGTTTTGAATTAGGCATAGACCCTTTGTTATTAGGCGGAAAAAAGAATATACAATTTATCAAAGGCGAAGAGAACAGGAAAAAATGGGACAGCTATCAACCCATTGAAGTAGTAAAGTTTATTACAGGAGGTAGTTATGGCTTACAGTGAAAAATTATTGGATCATTATGAAAATCCAAGAAATGTTGGATCACTCGATAAAAATGATCCCAACGTTGGCACAGGACTCACCGGAAGTCCGGCCTGCGGAGATGTAATGAAGTTGCAAATTAAAGTCGAAGACGGAATTATTGTAGATGCAAAATTCAAAACCTATGGCTGTGGCAGTGCTATTGCAAGTTCATCTCTAGTAACTGAATGGCTAAAAGGACAAACTCTTGAACAAGCAAGTACAATTAAAAATTCAGCGATTGCAGAGGAACTATCTTTACCTCCGGTAAAGATACATTGTTCAATCCTAGCGGAAGATTCATTGAAGTCTGCCATTGCGGATTATAAACAGAAAAACAATCTACATTAGATGATTACCGTAACAGACACAGCCAGTAAAAAAATCAAACAGAATTTGGCACGTCGAGGTAAAGGCATTGGTATTCGCATAGGCGTAAAAACTACCGGTTGCTCGGGCTTGGCCTATGTGTTAGAATATGTGGACAAGTATGACGGAGAAGAAGGCATAATCAATTATGCTCAAAACGAATTCTGTGTACTTGTAAGTATGAAAGACGAGCCTTACTTATCAGGCTTAACAATGGATTGGGTCCGCAATGGACTCAATGAAGGTTTCGAATTCACCAATCCCAATTCCAGAGGTGAATGCGGATGTGGAGAAAGTTTCCGAGTATAATAATAATTGACA